AAGATTTATTTAGGAAGTTTGAAAGAATGGAGCAAAGAGATTTTCAAGCATTATTAGACTATTCTAAAGAAGCATGGTTGACAGGTAAAAAAGGAATGTTTGTTATGCCTGATGGTACTACAGACTTTTTGAATGTAGATACCTTTGATCACATGGAAGCAGAGTATGGTGTATTTGTATCTGACGCAGGTAAGGATCAAGAAAAACTACAAAACATAAAAGGATTGACACAAGCTATGATGCAAAATGGTGCTAAACCAGGAGACATAGCTGAGATGTTAGACTCTGATAGCTTTACACAAATTAAGAAAAATCTTAAGTTAGCTGACAAAGCAACTTCTGAATTAGAACAAGCACAACAACAAGCTCAGCAAGAAATGCAACAACAACAGTTAGAAGCAGAACAATTAAAACTACAAGCTGAGAATGTAGAGAGAGAAAAAGACAGACAAAAAGATATTGAGATTGCATTGATAAGTGCAGAGAGTAAAGATCAGTCAGACGCTAATTCTCTAAACTTAGAAAAGATGATACAAGACTTTGAGATTAGAAAAAGAGAATTAGAATTAAAAGAACAAGAGTTACAGCTAAGAATGCAAAACGATATAGATTCTAACGCTGTAAAAAGAGAAGATATACAAAGCAAAAGAGACATAGCAAAAGAGAATGCTAACAAATCAAGATAGGAGAAGAATATTAGACGAAGTAAAAGCATCAGGCTCTGGAGATATAATAGCAGCGCTGAGAGGGCAAGTTATGCCTGATAATGTTGAGCAAGCTGTTCCTGAAGCTGTAGAAATACCTCAACAAAGACGTAGACCTGTACGTATGCCTAGACAAGAAACAAGAACGTCAGATTTAGTAGATAGTACAACACCTATGCCTACACAGTTAGCACAAACAGGTGGTCTTAGACAACACATGATGAATTACATGCATTTTAGAGGAAGTGATACTACTAATGTAAATCTTGTTATGAATGCAATAGGTCAACATGAATCTAAAAATATTACTGATGCATATCAAGATGAAGGTGGACCAGGTAGAGGCGCATATCAATTTGAGATAGGTGATGAACAAGGCGCTAATACAGCTATGAATAGGACTGCTAATTTTTTAGCTTCTCCAGCAAATAAAACATACTTTGGATCAAATAAAACTATGAAAGATTTTCCAAATCTATATGATAAATATATATCTGGTAAGTCTCAAGACTTTTCTAAACTTAGTAGAGAAGATCAAGATGCATTATTTTTAGGAGATAAAATATATGGAGGAGCAGATAGAAGAGATGAGTTTGATAAAGCTATAAACAATCCTACACAAGAAAATGTTTTTATGTATTGGCTTAATAATCATAAAGGAAAAGTTAATGGTAAGACTGTACAAAATCTAACTAAAGACGAAATAGATGTTGAAAGAAAAAAATGGAATGAAAGAACAAAGAACATTTTTTAAGAAGTGTTATATAATAAAGATAAAACCAAAAAAGTAAAAACAGAAAAATCAATTAAATTAAATAGTAAATTTGTAAATTAAAACAATATATATATGGACCCAAATGAAAAAATACAACTAGACGACATCACTTTTGATGATGTTATTGGTGGTGATGGTGTAGACACTGTTGCTACTGAACAAGAACAAGAGATTGCCCCTCCACAAGAGGATGAAAAAACAGTAGAGACAGACGGACTTGAAGATATCGAGGAAGAGTCTGAAGAAAACGAAGAAGTAGAAGAAGAGCAGGAAGAAGAAGAGGAAGAATACGAGGAGGAAGAAGACGATGATGATGAAGAGGAAGAAGAAGAAGTTGAAGAGTCTGAAGAAACTACGGTTGTACAAGAAATCCTAAATACTTTAGGGTATGAAGGAGAGTATGAAGATACAGCAGAAGGCCTGACAGAGATGACAAAAAACATTGCATCTCAAATGGCAGATGAAAGAATCGATGAGGTTCTTGATAAGTTTCCGTTAGTTAAAAAACATATGGAATATGTATTAGCTGGAGGAGACTCACAAAAATTTATGAAAGCTTACGATCCTACTTTGGATTATAATGAGATGGAGATAGCGGAAGATGACACAAGAAGTCAAAAAGCAATACTATCAGATTATTTTCAACAAAAAGGACACGATTCAGATTTCATAAAAGAAATGCTAGAAGACTATGAGGATTCTGGCAAGTTGCACAATAAAGCTGAGTTAGCTAGAAAAGCTTTAGGAAAAGTGCAAGCTGCAGAAAAAGCGCAGCTAGTAGAACGCCAACAACAAGAAAAAAAAGCTCAAGAAGAAAAACAAATTGAGTTTTGGAATGGTGTTCAGGAGACAATTAAAGAATCAAAGGAGTTTGCTGGTTTAGCAGTTCCAGAAAGAGAAAAAACAAAATTCTTTAATTATCTTTCGAGGCCGGTAACTAAAGAAGGTTACACACAGAGAGATGTAGATCACTCACAGGCTGAAATGGATGTAAGATTAGCTATAGATTATTTAATGTTTAAAGGATTTAATCTAGATAATATTATAAACAAGAAAGCAAAAACAACGGCTACGAAGACTTTGAGACAAAAAATATCTAACAACGAAGAAAAAGTTAAAAGTGCTCGTAAGAAATCTAGAAAAACTAAAAGCTTTGATTTAGATAATTTGGATCTTAGTATTTAAGAACTACCGGAACAGGGAGATAGGTACCCTACAAATAATTTTTAATAATGGCAGTAAATGGAACAAATATAAGCGTTCAAAAAACGTTTTACAATGATTCGCAAATGACTGATATGAACAGTCTAGCAAACGCGTTGTTGACTAAGCCAACTGAGCTGTCTCCAATTATTACTCATTTAGCAGGAAAAGACGATAAAAGATTTCCACTATCTTTCTTAACAGAAGGTGTAGGTAACACAAAATCTATAGACCGCTTGGAGTATGAGTATCGTGTGGCAACACATAGATTAAGAACGAGACCAGTGGCAACAGCAAACACAAACACAAACATAGGTTTGGGTGGATCTTCTTTTGAATTAGAATTTCCTGACAAACATTTCGTATTCCCATATGTGTTAGTATCTCAATCAGGAGCACAAGCACGTATAATGAAAGCACCTGAGCAAGTAGCTGGGGGATCTTCATACAAGTATACACTACAATTAGTTAACCCTGTAGCTTCAGCAACTTTGCCTGCAGCCGATGCAGTAGCAGGAGCACTTTGGGCTCAAATGTATGCACCTGTAGGAGTTGACTTCTCTAGAGGTAATGCTTCTAACTGGGAAACTCCAGGTAAAGTAAGAAATAAACTAACTACGGTTAGAAAATCTTACCACATGTCTGGAAACGCTAAAGACTTTGTAGCAGAATTTTCTTTACCAACTAAAGGAAGTGGAACTACTAAGCTTTGGATGGACTACGAAGAGTACCTACACATGCTTGACTTTAAAGAAGAATGTGAATTGTACTACTGGTACGGTCAAAAAACATACGATGCAAACGGACAAACTTTCATGAAAGATGAAAATGGACAACCTGTAATCGTAGGTCCTGGTCTTTTAGAGCAGATCGTCAACACTGACACTTACTCTACAATGACTGAGACAAAACTTAAGAACATCATCGGAGACTTATTCTACGGAATGACTGATGCTTCTGTTAAACAAGTAACTTTATATACTGGAACAGGAGGAGCAAGAGAATTTGATGAAGCTCTTAAAAGCCACTTTTCAACTAACACTTTTAAAGTGGGTGGAGAAAACAGATTTATCACAGGCTCAGGACGTAGCTTAGGATTAACTGGATACTTCACTTCCTATGAGCATGTAGATGGACACACGATCAACGTGGTAAAATTACCAATCTTTGATCATGGTGCCGTGGCGCAAGCTCGTGCAAAACACCCTGTAACAGGATACTCTTTAGAATCTTACAGAATGGTATTTGTTGATCAGTCTAATTATGATGGACAAAACAACCTACAAATGATTTCTAAGAAAGGTCGTGAGGCAATGAGATGGTGTGTAGCTGGATCTGTAGTCCCTAGAGGATTCTCAGGATCTGATGCTAGAGCATCTGACATTGACGGGGCGTCTGTGCACATGTTAAAGACAGCAGGTATTGTGTTAAGAAGATTTGACACATCTATTGATATTACGTGCACAGCATCGTAACATAGGCATTAATTTGCGTCTATATATTGGTTTTTGATTAAGGTTGTGGGGATTAAGTTCCCCATGACTTTAGTCTTTAATCTAACTCAGTTAGGAGAGTTATTCTTTATATCCTAACAACTTAACCTTAAAAAAAGAACTGAATTATGAGTAAAAAAATAACAATTAGACAAAAGGAACTATTAAACCATTTGCCTAAAGCGGTAAGAGCTGAGGCCGTATCGAAACTCAGTAGTGTTTATGTAAATAGACAACCTTTAAAACCCTTTACCCCTGAAGAAGAAAAGAAATACATGCAAGGTATTTTAGATGTAAATCCGGATCATAATGACTGGCCTAAATATTCTAAACAATACTGGGCAGAAATGACAATTCCTGTAGGATTTACTGGGGTAGAATTAGAAATAGGTATGGATGATAATGATATGCCTCTACAAATAGTAGACTATATTAAATATAGATTTGCATTAAAACATCCGCATGTAGCTATGACTAAAGCAGAAATGGATGCTGATTTTAACAAAAGATTTTATATTCAAGATTTGTCAAGAGAAGATAAGTCTAGAAACAATGAAATACAAATGAAAAAAGATGCAGATAAAGAATTTATTAAATTATCTTCTAGTCCTAAAGACATGAAGAGAGTTATAAGACTTTTATCTAATGTTAATCCTGATAGGATGACAGTAGAACAAATAGAAAATTCTTTATATGAAATTAAAAATTCAAATCCAAAGAAGTTTGTAAGAATTGCTACAGATAAAAATTTAGAACTAAAAGCTGAGATTGAAGAAATGGTAACAGCTGGAGTTCTTAGAAAAATAGGAAACCAGATAATTTATATTGATGAAGTACTTGGCGAAAACATGGACAATGCAGTCGTTTACTTAAAAGATAAAAAGAACTCTGGAACACTAACAGTAATGAGAGCTAAACTTAAAGAACTAGCACTAGCATAATATGAATGTACAAGAAATGCATTTAGCAATACAGCAAGGAGTGGATAAAATTAATTCACTCCAAGCTGATTTGCTTTTGCCACAAGAAATAGACATAGAGTTAAATAAATCTCAAATGAGGTTTATTAATACTAAATATGGTAGAAACAATAAATATAGAAAAGGATTTGAAGAGTCACAAAAACGTATTGACGATTTAAGATCTTTAGTTAGAGAATACGAGGCTTCTGCAACTTTTAAAGGTGTATTAGGAGATAGATTTTTTATAGATACTTTTGTTTTACCACCTGATTATTTATATTTAGTAAATACTTTAGCTACTGTGCACAGAAATCAAACATGCACGGCTGTAGACTATTTCTTAAATGTACCTGACCCATATGTATTTTTTACAATATCTTTAGACAATTTTGTTTGCAATAACAATTCATCAATTGCAGATAAAATTATAATGTTTGAAGATGCAAGTGATTTAACAGCTGGACAAGCTATTGTATGGGAAAATACTAATAACTATCAGTTTCCACAAGACATAAATTCTGTAAAAGGAGATATGTTGGAAAATCCAGGATTAGGATTTCAAATATATTGGGAACAATTTGGAGATTTAAATTATCAAGGACAATTTATAATTATACCAGATCCAAATACTTATAGTTGGTTACAGTGGGATGCATCAGTTGGAACAGTTACTACTTTAGTACATGTGGATTCTAGTAATACACAAATACAAAGTCAAACTCCTTTATATTCAGATGTTGTTAATCTTAGAGAAAAAAGAGTCTTAAACTCAGTGCCTGTTGAAATTGTAACTGGCAGCACGTTTATACAGCAAGATGATATATTTGCTTTATTACATGACCCTTTTAATACAACCAAAAGAACGGATCCTTTATACACGATTCGTGGAAATAATATAGATATGTACACGAGTGATATATTTATAATAGACGCTGTTAAAATAACGTATTTAAGAAAACCCGCAAAGATTTCGTTATCTTTGGGGATTAGTTGTGAACTACCCGAACACTGTCATCAAGAAATAGTGGACATGACTGTGAGCAGCATACTTGAAGGGATCTCTGATCCAAGGTATCAAACTCATCAAATAGAGGTAAATAAAAATGAATAAATAATTTAAAAAATAAAAAAATGGCAAGACATTTAATTATTGGAGACGGTACGTCATTTGGTGTAACGAACGGTTTAGTAGATGACGGTGCAGTTTCTGTACAAAAATTAAGCGCATCTGGACCCACTGAATTAGTTATTGGTGACACTTTCGTAGATGCTCCACAAATAAGAATAGTTGCAGGAGGACCTGACGGTTTAAACGTTGTAACTCCTTGGATTTATGGTAAAGATGTAGTTGATTACAGCGGTAAAGCTTATTCAGCAGCGCAAGCGCAAACTTCTACTATTTTACCAGTTACTACTAACGCAGCAACAAAAAAAGAAATTGAAATTAAGTTCGTAAGATCAAACGGTCCTAGAACATCAGAATCTTTTAAGTTTAGCGTAGAAATCGCTGCTAGCGCAAACGTTACAAACTCTGGAACTGCAATTCATGATGCTTTTGAAGCTTTAGATAATATACCAGACTGGTTAAATCCTTTAGCAGGAGATAATGGTTCAGGAACTATTACTTTTACAGGAGCAAAAAGAGGTGATGTAGCTCAAAGTGGAAACACTTGGGATTATGAGCCTGTAGTATTTAAACTTTTAGTTTCAGACAATCCAGAAACTACTCAGACTTATACAGTTACAAATCATGTAGTTGATGCAGACCCTGGGTATGGTGATGGTTTTGCAGTAAGAGAATATGAAAAAAACCAACAGGGAACATCTCACGGATTTTATTTCAGAGGACACTTACCACAGCAACCAACTTTTATGTCAGCAACAGGTACTAACTATGACATGTACAACATTGTAGCAACTAAAGATGGATCTTCAAACTCTCAAATTCACGGAGTTGATAACTTAATAGAAGTTTCTATTGCTTTAAAAGCAGGAGATGCTGATAGTGCAGTTGTTGAGGCAAAACTAA